TCGGCGACCTTCTTCAACAATGTTTCCGAGTAGAGAGTAGAGTACCGACGATGGCTCTTTGTAAGGGATGAACGTAATCGAATCGCGGATCGCGCCACCTGGAACGTCCACGTCCCTGAACTCGCCAGGCATAAGCGGACTGTCATCACCTTTAATACGGAGACCGCGAGCTTTAAGACCAGCAGGTAGATTCGATAGCGTACCAGCGTCAATGAGCTGGCGGAGAATCGAGGTAGCCGACTTCGCAAGGCCACCCATGAGGTGGATAAGTCCCGTTCCATAGAACCCAAGACCTGGGAGATATCGGTAATGAACGAAGTGGTTTCTTTTCTTTTTCTTTTCGTCGTCTTCATACCAATTTCTCCGTATGGCTAGAATTGTAGAGGACGATTTATCGATAGTCACAACATATGGACGTGCAATACCATCAGGATCATCAAACCCTTCTGGCATATTCATATCAACATGCATCTCTAGGATTGTATGCCGATCATCGTCCTCAATGACTGCCTCTTCACCGTCTAGCTCGTCATATTTTTCCTGAATGTCAGAGTAATCTGGCTCTGGGTCAGGAAGATCAACGTCACGATAGAACCCGTTTACTTGAAGCTGTAACACTTCGTTCGCCGTTTTCTTCATGACATGCGTGTAGCGTGGGCAAGTCTGCAAATCAGATGCGCCGTATGACACCACAAAGTCCTCAGATGGGACGAACATCGCACAGGGACGCTCTAGTAGTGGGTCATAATAAACTTTTTTGAACGCAGAACCCGCGATAGGTAGCTTAAACAGAAGCTGCTCCGTTTCATCGCGGTATTCTGTCATTTCTTCCGTGAGTAGGTAGTTCATCTCGTTTTGCACACGAGCGGCTTGGTCTGTCTTTTCAGGGTCTTGTTTACCCACAATCTTAGTACGAACAGGCCCAGACGCGGGGAATATCTCACCCATAGCCTGAGCCTGGAAGCGGACTACAGCCTCTGTGAGGAGTGGGTGGAACACGCCCGATGCTCCAGCCCAAGGCTGTTGTCGGTCTTCTACTTTCATACCTAGCAGGTCTAGCCCTTTGACGTATGCACGTGCCCAATCTGAGCGAGACTCACGGTCTGCTTGGAAATCGGCTAACAAGTCAGAGGCCATAGCGGCTAGGTCGTCGTCTTCTATAAGTTCTGCAAGGTTGTCGTCGTGTTGTTCACCTAACAGCTCGTCGGTGATTTCGCCTTCAAAATCAATAATCACCCCACCGTCTTCTGTCTCCATAGCAACAGCGTCAGGATTTACGATCTCAATTTGAAGTTCTTCGGCGTCATCTTCCATACCTTCAATTTCGAAGGGAGTCATTGTTTTCTCGACAGCCATGTTATGTCCTCATGCAAAAGTTATAGCGACTATAGCAGATAGCACCACTCTCCGTCCAGTGGGTGTGGACGCCGTAGCAGTGTAGGGTGGAAGAGGCACGGCGTCCACTGAGGGCGGGGATAGCACCCTCGCCGCACACTATACTACTAATAATACTCGCGTCTATGCTGATAACTTGGTTCGTCATCCCAATCATCTGTTGGCAACCGTATAAATCCACCCTGACGAAACCGTAGCAGTGCCATCACGGTAGAGTCAACAAGGTCGTCATTAGACATGAACGGGAATCCCGCGATTTCCTCGACTAACTCTTCAGCCCACTTTGTTGAGGGCACCCACGCCATACCAGAGGCAATAATATCAGCCACAGAGTTAAGGCGAGCCATCTTATCACCTGTTCCACGGTGGGGTGTATACTCCTGGACGGGTATGCCCATACGCCGCATTTCTTGGTAAATCGCCACACCTGCGGACTTTTTCTCCACAATGAACGCGTCTGGCTCCCATCTGCGGTACTCATCCATCGATAATTGCTTCAATTCGGGAAATTCTAGCCGTTCTTTGATAGAATCCAGCAAAATTAAGTGGTGATTCCCCTCATCTTCGTTGAAAAACACTCCCCAAGTCGTAAGTGCGGTGTAATCGGCGCGGTTATGCTTCTCTGCCGCAGCATCAAGAGACATAATCACGTATTCTACGGGCGGTGGGTTGTCATGAGGCCATATTCCCCACCATTCTCGCTTGATTATAGACGCTTCTTCAGCCGTAGGTTGTTGTTGGTACTGCGCATTCCACTGGAACGTGGGCATCGACGCTTTTGTACGCTCAAGTGCCGCTAAATCAAAGAACTCAGGCCATAACGGCTTCTGTATCGGCTTACCGTTTTCATCTTCTGCGTCCAAGATCGCGGGAAACTCCACAATCTCGTACTGATCAGCCAGCTCATTCTTGACCATGTCGTTAGTCACACGCCCCGTGAGGTCGTCCATGTGCCAACGAGTCTGTACTATCGCAACCCTACCGCCTGGCATAAGGCGAGTACGGGCACCGAAGGTGAACCACTCGTATGCTTTGTCGAACACAGAGAAGTTTCCATTAATAACGTCTTGCTCAGAGTGAGGATCATCAACAAGCAACAGATCAGCACCACGACCCGCAAGGGCAGACCCAATACCACACGCAAAATACTCACCTCCAAAATTTGTGTTCCAACGTCCAGCAGATTTACTGTCCACCGCAAGACTGACTTCTGGGAAGATGTCGTTATACGCATCTGTGGCGATGAGGTTACGCACTTTACGACCAAAGTCCACCGCGAGGTCAGTAGTGTGGGACACCATCATGACTTTTTTCCCTGGATTCCGCCCGAGGAACCACGCTGGGTAGAATATAGACACAAGCTGAGATTTACCGTGACGCGGCGGGATGTTGACACATACACGGTCTTTTACCCCACTCTCCAGTGCCATAAGCTGATCTGCCAGTATGCGGTGGTGCCTACCAACCTTGTAGTCGGGCTGCATCTTCTTACAGAACTCGATGAGATCATCCCGTGACCGCTCTAACTCGCTTTCTTCTTCGAGCCGCCGCACCATCGTATCAAGTGTAGCCAACGAACCGTCCGTAGACTCGTCCAACATAGCCAGCATCTCTTCATACTCGGCTCTGGTTAGCTTTAACGGCTTACCTTTTGAAGGTTTAGTCTGTAAGTCCAAGTTCTTTGTCCACGTCTATGGGGCCATCGTCCGTTACATCTTCGTATTCGGCATCGTCTACGATCTCTACCATACTTGCGAGTTTCTGACGCAGCTGTTCCCGGAGCTCATCCGTAGACTGGTGGGTCACTGTCACCTCTGTGCGCTCTGCGAATAGCCCAACATCTCCAATCTTACCTAACAACTCTAACGCTCGTATCCGAATACGCGAATCGGCGTTGTCGCTTTCAAGGATAAGTTTGTTTGTCACGAAGTTACGCACATCTGCAGCGTTATCTACAACCTTGTGACTGAACTTTTTAAGCATGTCGTTTGCCAAAATGATCTCGGCGGGGGTCATCCGCGCTACACGCTTGGTCGTTGCAACCGCAGAAGTCTTCTTTGGGTCTTCAGCATAGGCCGTTGTTAGTGCAGCTGCTGTGTCTTGGGCTTCTGCGTCTACTTTTATCTCCAGCCCGTACTCTGACAAAAAGTTAACTGTCTCAGACGCGGCTGCTGTTTTGTCGGCTAAATCATCCAAACTATGCTGGATTTTAGCATTACTGAGGGGCACACCAGGTTCTGGTTCGATGTGTAATGTCATGTTTCTATCCACCTAATTTATTAAAATATAGAAAATTTTTTACGCATAATCAATTACGCCTTGTTCTAGCCGAATTGGGTAGGGGGGTAGGTGGGGGTCGAAATAGCCAGAAAACGAAAATTTTTGTGCAAAATAGTATTTATATTGTCGTGTGTGATGCCGCGCCGTGAGGGGGGTGGGGGTAGGTGGGGTGTTAGTCAGCTGACTAACGCTAGGCGCGTGAAACATGGTAAAACGTGGTAAATAATATGCAAACGCGTCTGTGTTAGTCGCATGACTAACGATGGCTTGCTATAACTAATTCATCGGGACAAGCGAGACACAATGTTTTCCGCCGATCCATTGAAAGGATAAAACAATGGCTATTAAAAATTCAACTTTCGCAGATGTGACAAAAGCTGAACTAGACGTTTTGACTAACGCGCACGGGCTGCAATTCAAAGCGGAAACCGCGATTGCAAAAGCGGAAAAGGGCTGGCAAGACGTGGTTAACGTATTGTCCGAGCGCGGTATTAAGATTGAATATCTTAAATCACCAAACGGCGATCTTGGCCCGATTGACGGCTATCACATTGACGTAAACAATTTCGTGCGTGAGCACATGCTTTTGCCAATCCACTGCACTGATCCGCAGGGGTTGTTAGAGTTTTGCCGCAACGATGATTTCAACGGCAAAGCCGAGCGCGCTTTCACAGTGTTAGTTAATAACAAAATGAAAGAGGTCACTCGCACCAAAAAAACTTGGCAAGCTTTCGTTCGGGATTTACCTAAAAATCTTTACGCGAAAGTAAAACGCGCAAGCGATGCTGAAAAGCGCGGCCCAACAGCTAAGAGCGATCAATTCACATTGCTTGCCAAAAAGATTGAAGCTGCAATCGCGCATTGCAAAAAGCTAAATCCTGAAAAGGATGAAAGCATCGCGGATTTGGATATCGTTTCAATCCTTCTCGGACTTGAAACTGCAAAAGATCATCTGATCCAGAAATAACTACATCGCCCCGAGGCTTCGGCTTCGGGGCTTTTT